CAGCAGGCCCTGATAGGCGGACGATACGCCATTGACGACGGTGATAAAAGGCGCAAAGACCGTTTCAACCTTGCCGAAAATCTCCCCCAGCGTATCCCCGAACGCATACGAGGCCTCTTCGCTCACCCCAAACGCCTGCAGAATGTTCGCGCCAAACTTTGCCACCGCATCGCCGCTCTCGCCGGCAGCGATGTCGGCTTGCAGCATGTCAAACGAATCGATGACGCCGCTCACGACCGGCTGCACGGCTGTCGCTAGATTCGTGATCGACGTGATGGTGCTCTGTATCCCCGTGGCGATGCCGTTCGCCATTCCGGTCAGCGCATTCTTCACCGTGTCACTACCCAGGAACCCCAGCAGGTTTTTCAGGCTGCCCTTGAGCACGTCAAATATTGGCTTCCCCACGATGCGCCCGGTCTGCCCCAGCCAGTCCTGCAGGTTCGAGACCATGCCTTCAAACGTCGACGACTGCGCGTCCATCATGCCGCCGAATTTGGTTTTCATCGCCTTCAGCAACACGGTCATCGATTCATCCACCGGGCTTGTGAGCTGGCCCGATTTGGAGAACTCCAACCCCATCTCACTGAGCTGCGCGCGTGTGACGATGCCCAGCTCTTGCATGCGGCTGATGGCCTCACCCGTGGCGCCGCTGGAGAACTTGCCGAGGTACGTGGTGATGTCCTCGAACGATGCGCCCGTGCCGGCGGCCACGTCGCCCGCCACGGTGCGGATGTCGGTGCCGCTCATTCCGAATCGCTTCGCGGAATCCTCCGCATGCAGCCCGAACGATTGCAGAATTTTGTCGGCCTTCACCACCTCGGGTAATTCAAATGGCGTGCGTGCTCCGAAGTCAGCCAGGTCGCTCAACCGTTGTTTGGCAGCTTCTGTGGATCCGAGCAATACCCCAAACTGTGTCTCGTATCGCTCGAACTCGGCGTTTCCGCCGATCATGGCATCCGCAATGCTGCCCACGCCCTGCCGCACCAGGTCAAGCCCCTTCAGGATCACGCCGCCCGCGACGATGTTGCCAATGCTCGTCATCGCCCCGCCAAGTTTTGACGTGAGGCTACTAGAGGTCTTATCGGCGATTCCTTCAGCCTCTTGCATTGGCCCGCGGAATCCACCGATATCCCCCAACAATTTCACGACGAGTGTACTGAGCGTGCTCATGTTTTTGGTCGCAGGTCATCGCCGCCGAACGCGGCATTTAACATTTCGATCTTGCGTAACATCGCATCCGGGTCCGCCTGTTTCGGCTGGTCCACCACAGGATAGAAATCCTGCGGCTGAAAGGCTTTCGATTTTTTGCCGCCGAACACACTGGCGATCACGCTGGCCAGCATGCCGGCGCGCCAGTTGGAAATCTCCTCCCCAAAGGGCTCCAGGGTGGAGTAGGCGCGCCATTCCGCGAACTCGCGGCTGCTCATGCGCGCCTGAAGCTCACCGACCGTGCAGCCCAGCGCTAAAGCGAGACGGAACCAGAATCGTCGTTCGTCTCGCTCTCGGAGTTTTTTGTGAGCTCCTCCACGTCCTGTTCAGTCAGCCCGCTCAGCCGGCGCGCCACGTCGAACACGCGTTCGAGTGCGACCGCGCTCTTGCGCCCCAGCACACCGATCTCCGCTTCGCTGAACATGCGCCCCTTCGTGTCAGGGTTCACGATGCTTTTTTGAACCAGCTTCGCACGCGTATTTTGCAGGTTCCACTGCGTGCTCTTGCCTTTCTGTATCGTGAGCGATGCCTCGAATGCGTCGCGCTCCGTACCGGTTAGCCCCTGCACCATCACGTCGCCGCCCCATTCGGGAACGGGGACCACTTCCGTCGGCAGGTCCTGCGCTGCCAGGATTTGTTCCTTGCTAAGAAATGCCATGAGTAATCTCCTCCCTTAGGCCAACGTGGGCTTGCCGGAAATCTTCAGGGTGATGTCAGCTGTCTGAAGATCATCGATGGGGTTCTTCGGACTGAACTTCGTCACGATGGCCGCGAACGACCAGGTGCCCATCGAAGAGGGCAGCACGATTTGCCAGTTTTTGACCGTCGTGTCATTGTTGAAGTCCCCCGCCACGCCCGTCGCGAACGACTGTGTGGCGTTGGTGGGGATCCAGTTGATGGTGCACGACACCTCACCGCCGTCCTTCAGGCCCTTGACGAACTCGCGATAACCATTCGGGCTGGAATGGTTCGTCGCTTCCGGCGTGTCGCGCGAGAGTTCCGGCCCGCCGATGTCGGTCACTTCGGCTACGGTGGTAAACGTCTCGGGGCTGCCACCGTCACCGATTTTGAGCAGCGTCCCGAATGCATTGATTGCGCTTGTCATGTCTCACTTCCTTTCGATCAACGTTCAACTGCGGATTAGCCCGGCAGTTGAATCACGCCAAATTTCACGAGCGTCGAGTTCGCCGCCACGTAAACTTTCCCGTCGCTCTGTACCCAGCCGGTGAGCTGCATCGGGCCGAATGTGTGGATGGCGCCCGCCGCGATGGCCTGCGTGGTGATGTCCTTGGTCCGTCCGAACGGGTCCGCCGTGGACGTGATGGTGTACGTGTGCGAGCTTGAATCTGTGTTCTGAATGATCAAGAGATCATTCCCATTCGCCACGAACTGCCCGCCGTCGGCGGCGTGCGGCGCCGTCATCGTGAACGCTTTTGCCATTGCGCTCCTTATTCATTGACGGCGTCGCCGCGCTTATTCGCGACGAGCACCACATCGCTGGTTGGTTTCACCGGTGGGTCCGGCGGCCTGCAGCGCGGGCAATTCGCCTTTCGTTCGCGCGCTGCCCCAATCCCCTCCAGTGTGTCCCACTGGCAGTGGATACACGTGAGCATCGGCATCGCATGCCACTCGCCCGGCTTCCATTGCCCGTCGATCAACCCGTCGTCTGCAGGTATGTCCGTGGAAATAGTTGGTTCTGCCATCGTTCCTACTCGTGATAGCCGATGAGCAGGTCAACCCTGGCCACCGGGCTCTGATCTGCGCTCGATTCGCCATCTAGATCGTTCTCAATAAAAATACGGTCGATGCGAATGCCGTCCACCGTTCCCTGGTAACACTCCAGCAGCGCCACGATGGCCGCCATCACTGTTTTCGCTGATTCGTATGTCAACGCCTGAACGGTGAGCTGGATGCGCGTGTTCTGCGTGCCGCTCGGCCCCGTGTGCGCGCGGTTGCGCGTGTTGCTGATGCGCTGGTACGCCAGGTTCGGTCGGGCCATCTCCTGCGGCGTCACCAATGGCCGGATGCGCCCGCCCAGCAGCGCGTTCACGCCGGCGTTGCCATTCAGCAACGTCACCAACGCGGTCTCAATCATCCTCACCCTCCGCCGCGATCCGCGCTTCCTCCACCGCCAGCCGCAACGATTCACCGACCACCTTCACGGCCTGGTCCCCTTGCGAGTCAAACGCCGGTCGCAGGAACGGGCGCGCCGCCATGCCCGGATGACTGACCCGGCCCGTCTTGACCAGGTCCCCGCCGCGATTCGTGAACTGCAAGAGCGGGTTGCCGCTGATGGCGTGCGCCGGCACACCGGTTTCGAAGTAGCGCAAATTGAAGTGCCGCTTATTCGGACCCACGGCCGCCGTCACGCGGTCGCTGGTCGCGGCGACGATGGCAACCGAAATCTTCTTGCCGCGCTTGCTGGACTCGGGTGCGTTTGCCTCGGCAGCTTCCCCGATCACCTTGCCCCCGGCGCGCATGGTGCCGCGCAACGTCTTGCGCACGTTCACGCCCAGCGCCTTCAATTCCTTGATCAGCTCCGCGGTGCCTTCGATTTTTGCTTCGCTGCGCTTGTAGCCCATCGTCCATTACCTCAGCGGATAATGCCGCGTCCACGTATAGCGAACAACTGCGCTATCGTCCATCTCGATCCGCACTAGGCGCAAGCCGGTTAATCTCAGGATGAATCGATGCACCTTCCGTGGCAATTGCCATATCAAACCGTTCATCGCACCTCCTCGCAATCCAGCACCATCTCGTCCGGGACGTTTCCCTCCAGGATGGTGCGGATGTTGCACGTGCGCGCGCCATCGAGCACGCGCATCGCCGTCGTCAAATCGGTCCGGTGCCGGATGGTGTATTTCCAGCCCGTCTGTGGCGTGAGCCTGGCCTGATCCACCAATTCATTGCCGCTCGTGGCTGCGCGTTCCGCCCAGATCGTGACGAACGCCACCCACGCGGCAGTGGATTCGCTATAAGCGTTCACCGGCGTCAGCGCCTTGCTCTGAATCGTGATCCGATGCCGCAATTTACCGGCCTGCATGTTGCTTCCCATCCAGCCAAACCAATAGATAAACGAACGGCTTAGCCCACCATTTCCATTCGAGCCGCAGTGTTCGTCGGTCCACTGGTGTGACGCGCGTGGCATGCCGCACTAGGAACGTGATCATCAGCTCCTCCTCACGCGCAATCGGTAATCACCACAGATCGCGCTCACCGCAAACGGGATCTCCTGCACGTTGCCGGCATTCGCCTCGCGCATGGCATACCACTCGCCGACCAGCAGAAGAAGCGCCTGCTTCAGCCGCTGCGGCACCGCGGCCGCGCTCAGCCAGCCAGCCACGAAGCGCACCCGGATCGCCTCAGCCGTCCACAGCGTGACGCCTGGCCACGTGCAGCCTGGCGCCAGGACGATTCGCCCGGGCTCAGAGTCTTTTGCGACGCTGTACTGATCACTCGCTAGCGTCGTCGTAACGCCATCGACGTCCTTATAAGAAATCGACGTCACCGATTGCAGGGGTGGGTGGGGCAGCTCTATCGTGTCGCCACATGGCCAGCCGTCCAGCACCAGCTCCAGCGTCTGCGTCATCAGCGCATGCCAGCACAACGCCTCGATCTGCCCACGTGCACCGCTGATGAGTCCACTAATCAGCGTGTCCTCGTCTGCGTGATCCACGCGCAGATGCAGCTTCGCTTCACTCAGCGACACCGGTTCCGCGGTCGGCTCAGTGATCGTGACCAGGTTCATTTTTTGCGCTTCCGTTGTGCAGGCGCCTCGGCCGTTTCGGCGGGTGGGGCCGTCGCCTCTTCTACTGTCGCGGGAGTAGGTTCCGGTTCCACGAGCACCGCATATCCTGCCAGCGCCAGCAGCCGCGCCGTCACATCTGGCACGTCAACCATCTCGCCCGCTTGCGCAACGCCACCCGGTCCGGCCATCGTCGTCTTCATTCTGATTTTCATGTTCACCCCACCACGATATGGAACGTGCCGCTTTTAACATTGCCGCCCTGGGCGATCACGATCTTGACGCGGTCCCTGGCCAGCACGATGTCACCATTCACCGCGCTGCCGCCGGCGGCATACAGTGCGGCCACGCCAGCAGTGGAGTGGGTGGCCTGGCGCGGCGCCACGGTGGCCGATGCGTTCACGTCCTGCTGCGCCCAGATCGTCTCGCCGGTCGCCTCCGCCGTGATTGTGAAATCCACGCCATCAGCGAAATCCGTTTTGACGTAGCGCACCGCGATGATCCTGCCGGTGATCACCGGTGAATAGCCCGTGCCGCTGCCATCCGCCGCCGTCGTCACTGTCACTACATGCCGCTCTGCGTACATGATTCACCTCACTCGCTCACGACGTAGCGCAGGAACCCGTGCAGCTTGCCCGCGGTCAGCGCTTGCAGTGCCACCGTCGCGGTGATCTCCCTGGCTACGGTTGTCTTCACCATCGTCGCCACGCTCACCACCGGTACAACCATGTGCAGCCCGGCGTCCCATGGGTTTCCGCCATCCGCAATGGCGATGCCGACGACGATGTCGCCCGCGCCTTCCACGTGCAGCGCGATAGTGCCCGCGTCCGCGCCGGCGCTTTGGAATGTCGTGATCACGTCGATCACGCCATCCAGGATGATGGCCTTCGCCGGCAGTGACACGCCCAGGCCATGCGCGCCAACGGTGCGCATCCCCGCGGTCAGACTTGGGTCGAACGTGAATTGCGCCACGCGGATCACCAGGCCATCCGCATACGCTGCCGGCGTGTGCAGCGTGTTCAGCTCAGCCGCGCTCGTGGTGAGTGCTGTGCCCCCGATCTTCAATGCGCCGCCGCTTTCGATATCGATCTCGCCGCCGCTCTCCACGTCCAGCGAACCGCCAGAGGCGACGACGGCCCGATCACCGCCTTGCTCGCGGTAGAACTTCGGTCCATAGGTTCCGTCAGCCATTTCGTTTTGCTCCTACCCGGGTAGCCGGGTTAATCTACAGTTCACTGCACCATCTAGCTCGCCGGGCTGACAACCGCCGTATGCGTGAGCGTGCCGCTGGATGCGGTAATCGGCGCCACGCGCCCGCGATAGCGGATCGCCCACGTCTCGCCGAAGGCGATATTCTGTGTGGCCGACGTGATCACCGCCTGGATGTAGCGCTTCGATGGCCGATAGACGTCCAGGATCAGCGTCTTATCGTTCAGGTCGTCATTGCCCGCGCTCGTCTTCGCCGCGCTCGCACCGGTGTAGGCAGCCATGCCGGCATCGGAATTCGCTGTGTTACCCTCGGCTTTCAGTGTGGCCACGCCACCTTGCACGCTATCCGTCACGGTCACCATGAACACAACACCCTCCCAACCTTCCATGTCCAGGATGGTGCTGTTCTGATCCGTGTTATTTGCATTCGCCACGGCCGCGCCAACGCGCTCGATCAAAACCTCTTTACTGAGCATCGCTATTTCTCCATTGATGGATGAGGTCAACCCTCATCCATCCAACGCTTCATTCACAATTCAAGAATCGTCTGGCCTACGGTGCCAGCTTCACTCGCACGAACGCCTCACCGATCACAGGCATGCCATCCGTTTCCATGCGCCCGATCAGGCCGATCTGGTTCGATTCCGCATAGAGTTCGACCAGCCGCTGCACTTCCATATCCAGCGCATCCGCAATCCAGTACTGGCTGAAGTCACCCAGAATGCCCACGTACAGCCCTGCTGTGAAGGTGTTGGGGGCGTATTCGCTCATGTGATAGGGCAGGTTACACAGCCGATCCGGCTCACCGGTCACAGTGCTGCCGCGCCAAATGTATTGGCCATCGCCGTCCTTCAGCTTGGCGATCTGGGCCATGGCATCGCGGTGGAAGATCCAGCGCGCCCGCGGCATGTAGTTTCCCTTGAGCTGATACTTCGCGCCGATGATGCCGTCCATCATGATTGACGTCTGGGTATTCCCCGTGGAATAGTCGCGCGTGGTGGGGATGCCGTTATTGCTGGCCGTGAACACGCCCAACGCCTGCTGCGCACCCGTGCCGACCATGTAGGCCTTCTCGGTCGTGATGCCGAACTTATACGCCAGCCGGTTAAGCACAAGACTTTCAGCATTAGGCACTTTCTGCAACAGCTTGCGAGAAATCTTGATGCGCTTGGCGAGTGGATGAGGATGCAGCTCGCGCTTGCCGAACGCCATCGAGCTGTCTTCGGAGCCGGTCGCCAGTTCACTGGTCCAGTCCGCATCCGAGATATCGGTGTCCAGACTAGGCACGCCAAGCGAGTCAGCATTTTCAACGCGATACGTCGTGGCGAACCCACGGATAAATACCTCGTTATCCACAGCCTGGATGAGGTCGTTCACAAACTGCATCGGCGCCAGCAACGTGCCACCGAGCGTGGGATTGTCGGCCTGTAGGGCGCGCACCTCTTCGGTGCTCAACCGCCCACTGCCCCACATCATGGTATTGAATGCGCGCCGGTACTCTTCACTCTCGCGACCCTCGTGCGGCGTGTCATCATCGGCATGTTCCCCTGGGTCCTGGCGATGCGCATCGCCAGCGGGCTCATGCAGCTGCCGCTGTTGATCGTCCATCTGCTCCTGGCGATCAGCGCGCACACCCAGCGCGGTTGCATCCGCAATCAGCGCCTTGTACTGAGTGTCTTCCTCAGTCGATAGATCACGATTTTCGCCTTCGGCCTTATCGACCAAAGCGCGCGCCTGTGTGATCAGCCCGGCGCGTTTCTGTCTCAGTTCGCGAACGTTCATGGTATTCCTCCACTATCAAAAATTCAGCAACTCCAGTCGCCGGCGCATATTTGCCAGCCGCGCCGAGCTGCTGCTACTAACGACAATGTCACGAGTGATGGACCTGGCACTGATGGACGTGCCTTCGTAAGCGGGGAAAGTGACCGGGCTCACATCGAACAATCGCGCATCGATGACGGTCCGCACGAGTTCGCCATCCTCCATATTCCATTCATCCGTGTCCGTATAGAACCCGAACGACATCTGATCAACGTCCCCACGCTTGATCGTGGTCACTGCATCCCTGGCCCACTGTGTATCTGGCGGATCGATCAGGCTGCGCAACCCGTGGATGTCCTCAACGAGTTCGAGCGTGCTCGCCTTCGTGCGCCCCAGCACATAGTTCCTATCGTGCTGCCACAGTGCGCGCACGTCGGGCGTGGTGGCCAGGTGCTTCGAGAATGCCCCGCGCCGGATGCGTTCCTTCCAACCACCCAGGTCCAGGCTGAGCTGGTCGAACACCGCCGCGTACCCGCGCAGCTTGCCATCCTCGATATCCATCCGCGCCTCAAACGCACGGCATTCATTGCCCTGTGCGTCCACCATCACCTTAATTTGTTTGACTGGCATCGCTGCCTCCTTGCCCGGTCGGCGCCATATTGAGCGGCTGCAGATACACGTCGCCGCCATCAATCGGATTCATGTTTTCCTTGTCGCGGATATCGTTCTGGCTGAGCCATCCGCCATTGTGGCCAGTGTTGTACGCGTTGTAACGTTTGGTGATATCGCCACGCTCCAGGGCATCCGACAGCACCTCAGCGAAATAGCGCTGTCGTTCGGTCGGTGTGAGCAGGCATCGATAGATCGCCTTCTCAACGCGCACCAGCCAAGGCAACAGGGTGTACGTTTTAAAATTGATGCCTTGTTCCTCGATGTTGCTGAACGTTGCCTGTTCCAGGTCGCCAACCATGTGCGGTGGTACGCGCCAGAAGCGCGCGATGTCGCGCACCTGGTATTTGCGTGTCTCAAGAAACTGCGCATCATCTGGATCGACGCCGACTTTCTCCAGCGTGACGCCTTCCTCCAGGATGGCCGTGCGCTGCGCGTTCGACAAACCCTCGTGCTGTTCGCGCCACGATTTCTGCAATCGCTCATAGGCCAGCGGGCTCATCTCCCCAGGATGTTTCAATACAATGCTCGGGCTCGCGCCATTGCCAAAAAACGACGCGCCAAATTGCTCAGTGGCCAGCCCGAGGCCAATGGCCTGGCGTGCCAGTTGTACCGGGTTTAGTCCAATCAGGCCGGTCGTGCCAAACCCACGCACGTGCAGCACGTTCTCACCCGGCAGCACCACCGGCGCGCCGGTGGGCATCTGAATGACGTATTCAATCCGCTGCGTATCTTTGTTGCGCCGTGGTGCTGTGCGGTCCGGCCGCAGCGGCCACAACGCCATCACGTCTCCGCCCCGGTTCGTCTGAATTTCCGCGTACCCGTTTCCGCGCAGCGCCACGTGGCCAATCAACGTTTCAAAAAATTCGTTGCTGGTCATCTCTGGATTAGCCAGATCGTGGATGACGGGGTAGAGCGGCATGTCGGGCGCGCGGCGTTTGCCGCCATTGGGCAACCGCTCATAGATGTGGATCGGCAACATCGCCAACGTCTCGGCGATCACGCGCACACATGCCAGCACCGTCGATTGTTGCAACGATAATTCCGGTGTGACGGTGATCCCCGTCGTGGTGGACCATAGCGCGCCCATGCCCTGCAGGAATCCAATGAGAGAGCCTGCCGTGTTATCGTCGAGCGCGCGCCGCCGTGCTGCGGCGCCTCGTCCAGGTCCAGCAGCGCGCCTGGGAGCACCTCCGCACCAAGCCCGAGGACGGAG